CAGATCATTAGCCCAGGATTTCAAGAGAAAGTTAGCACGTTAGCAAGCGGTTTCGCGGGGTAGGGGGCGGTTTGCTTGGAGGTCAGGACATCGAAGGATTTACGCTTGGTCAATCGAGCCTTAAAGGAAAAATGGAACGTCGACAAAGAGGCGATCAAAGAAGCCTTAATGCAATGCTTGACCGATCCAGATTTGGCGATCGATGCGGCCAAGGTGCTTCTCGCAGCGGATGCCATAGATTGCAAGCGAGAAGAGCTAGACGCGAAGCGGGAGGTAAAAGAAAATGAGCAACGACTCCGACTTCTTGAACTCGCTCAGTCTGTCCCAATTGCAGAACTTGCTAAGCTTGCATCCGAAAACGGCATCGCAGGCCGATCCAATTAAGGGCGACCGTCGAGCATATCAACGCGACCTGATGGCAAAGAGACGGGCTAGCCAACGGGATATTTTCATCCTGCCCCCGTTAGACCCTTCTAGGCGTCTTGAGGCTGAATCTGATTGCTCTCTTTGGCTCTCAACCTACTTCGGCTCCCAGTTCTTTGAGGCTTGGACTAGCGACCGTCTAGCGATGATCGAATCGATTATCGACGCGGCCAAGTACGGCGGCGATCAAGGCATAGCAGGACCGCGGGGCGAAGGTAAAACGACGTTAGCTATTCGAGTGGCGTTGTTCTTAATGGTCCGGGGCCTATCGACGTTTCCCGTCGTAATCGGCAAAAACGCGGATAAAGCGAAAAAGGAAGTCCGTGACCTAGTTGAGCAGCTACAGCAAAACGATTTGTTTATCCAGGACTATCCAGAAATCGGGATACCGTTTCAGGCCGTCGGCGGTTGGTCGAGCCGGGGCCGGATGCAGACATGCGGCGGGCAATCTACCAACATCGTCATTGGGCCAGAATTTTTCGTCTTCCCTACGATCAGCCGTAGCCAGATCCCCGATTGGCCCAAAGACATCGAGCCGTGTAGCAGGGGGCAAGTGTTCTACTCCCTTGGAATCGACGGGGCGATTCGCGGGACCAAATTCCGTTCGGCGCGGCCGACGTTAGCAATTCTCGACGACATCGAAGACCGGGAGGCAGCGGCCAGCGAAACGATGATAGCCAAGAACGAGGAAATCATCGAGCAGGATATCGGCGGGCTAGGGCAGTCCTCAGAGCGGATCCCTCGGGTGATGCTTTGCACGATTCAAAACAGGAAATGTATTGCCTTCAAGTACACAGAACCGCGGCAGAAACCAAGTTGGAGGGGCAAGCGATACCGCAAGCTTGTCACCAAGCCGGATCGAATGGACCTGATCGAGCAGTACATCGATCTTCGCAAAGGGCGAAAAGCCGACGACCCGGACGCTAGGGAAGCATTCCGGTTTTGGCGCGACAATCAAGCCGAGATTGAACGCGGGGCGGTAGTAAGCAATCAGGCTAGCTACTCACGCAAGACCCACAGCGACGGCGAACCGATGGAACTATCGGCGGTTCATAGCTATTTCAACCGGGTAGCCGACCGGGGGCAAAAGGCGGTATCGACCGAAGACGACAACGACCCGCCAGAGGAAGCCGGGCCAATGGGCTTGGGCATTACCCCCGCTCTTGTCGAGTCAAGGATAAGCGGCTTGGTTCGACGTCAACTACCAGCCAATACCGTAGCCCTGACAGCGGCGATCGACCTTGGCAAGTATTATCTGCATTGGGTTGTTTCGGCGTGGTGGCACGGTGCTGGGGGCATCGTAGCGGACTACGGCATCCAGCAAGTCTACGGGACCGATAAGAGCATGGATCACGAAGCCAGTGAGCCCATGATTTATCAGGCCCTCTTATCGCTCCGAGACGAACTACTTCAAAAAGAATTCGTCGACACAACAGGAACGCGTCGGGCGATCGACTTTTGCCTAGTAGATTCGGGTGCGTTTACCAATGCGGCGTACTCATTCTGTCGCGAAGTCGGCGGGATCTTCCATCCGTCGAAGGGGCAAGACCCATACCATCGAAAGGCTAAATCCAGCTCGGTGACAATCGCAGGGGCCAACTTGCACGCTCAAAAGCTTCCATCGTCAAATGTTTGGCTTTACGAGCTAGATACCAGCTACTGGAAGCAATTTATCCATGAGCGATTTATGACCCCGACCTTCGATGATGCAAACATGCTTCGCCGCGGGTCGCTTTCGGTGTTCAGCCTTGAGGACGAAAAACGGCATTCGCAGTATGCTCAGCATATCGCAGCCGAAGAACTGGTAACCAAGTTCACGGAGGGCAAGGGGGCCAAAACCTACTGGAATGTCCGAGACAGCAATAACCACTGGCTCGATGCAACGTACATGGCAGCGGCAGGCTCGGAGGCTTGCGGCGTCAAGTTGATCGCCCCAAGCGAAATTGAGGTCGCTCCAAAGCATATTGGTGACGAGCCGAAACAAGCCAAGCCTGCGCCTCAAGCGTACAGGCACGGGCAGCAAAGATTCAGGCAGCGTCAAGGTGGATGGATCCCTAAGAGAAGAGGATGATATGAGCAAAAGACCAAGGCGAACTGAAAAACCAGCAACGCAAGAGGCTATTGAGCCGATCGAGATTATCGAGCCGGTTGAAGCGGTGGCGGTTATCGAGGCTCCCATTCCCCGCGAAGACGAGGCAAGGCCCTGCACCCTTTGCGAATCACGCCGACCGATCGGAAAGAGCTACTCGAGGGTCTATTGCACCAAGGCCAATGTCCGATACTGCAAATGCTACTATTGCGGGCATACTTGGGCCCAAGAGCGTAAATAATTTATAGCGGTGTACTAATGGAATAGTACAGGCATCTACCAAGCTACAGCAAGCCATGCAACTATTTACGCATGGCATCAGCGGCATCCCTGTTGGCACTAATCGACGCAGCTATTGAGGCCCTCCTAACCGGGGGGGCGTCTCAGTATTCCATCGGCTCTAGGACCGTCACCAAGCTCGACCTGTCGGCGTTGATGGCCGAGCGAAAAGCGTTGTTGCATCAGGTCCAACGCGAAAGCGGATCGGGCGGCATCTCCCTCGGCAGAATCGTGGGGGGCCGTCGATGATCACTCGATTTATCGATTCCGTTGTCTCGGCAGTTAGCCCCCTCGCAGGATTGCGACGGCAAGCAGCACGTAAGGCCCTTGAGCGATCCTACCAAGGGGCCGAACCATCGCGGGTAAGCAGTAACAGACACCCGAAGAACCTACCAGCCGACCAAGAGCTAATGGGGCCACACGGGGCCGACCGTCTCAGGGCAGAGGCTAGGCGATTGGTTCGAGACAACAGCTACGCTTGGGGCGTTGTAGATACTATCGTTTCTTCGGTTGTCGGCGCGGGCATCCAAGCCCAATCGACCTTCGAGACCCCCGAAGGCGATGACATCGAGGACATTAACGACCTGAGAGACAAAGCTTGGTCCGAGTGGTCCGAAGTCGCGGATATCAACGGGCGTTTGACCCTCGAAGAAATCCAGATTATCGCCCTTCGCGAAATGGTTGAAGCGGGCGAGGTTTTGATTCGCATCGTCAATCTACCATCGACGGAATACCGGGGAATCAGCCGACCGATTCCGATGGCTCTTGAGATCATCGAGGCCGACCGACTAGCGACCGATCGAGACACCTACACGATGGGCATCGATCGCGGCGATGGAACGCGGGTAATTCGTGGTATCAAAGTGGACGAATCGGGCAAGCCTCTTGCCTATATGATCTATGACGATCACCCCTTGCAACCCTACGCGGTAAGCCGAACCCCGAAGGAAATCCCGGCTAGGGAGATCATTCATCTATTCAGGCAGGATCGAGTCGGACAAACGCGAGGCGTTACTTGGTTTGCTCCAGCATTGGCGTCGATTCGTGACCTTGGAACGTATCTCGACAATGAGCTACAGGCCTCGGCTATCGCGTCTTGCTTTACGGCGGCTATCAAGACCGAAACGCCATTGGGAAGCTTGTCCGATCCAGAGACCGGTAGCGGTATCGACAAGGCAGGCAATCGAGAGCGATACATCGAGCCGGGCTTGATCTTTGATTTGAACCCAGGCGAGTCGGTTGACATAATCAACCCAACGCGACCGAACACTAGCGCGGGCGAATGGACCAAGGTTATCCTTCGCGGTATCGCGGTAGGGACCGGGCTATCCTACGAGGTTGTAGCACGCGACTATTCGCAGACCTCCTACAGTTCCAGCCGGACCAGCCAACTCGAAGACCGTCGGCGGTTTCGCATCATTCAAAAATACATCATTCGGCACTTGCTACAGCCAGTCTGGGATCGCTTTTGCGATGCAGCAAGCCGAACCAACCTCGACGGTTTCCCAGGGCCTAGCGACCTGCTGAGCGATCGTAGGCGATTCACCCCCGTCGAATGGCAGACCCCTAAATGGGAATGGGTCGATCCAGGCGTCGAGCAGCAAACCAGCGAATCGGGCATCAATTCATTCACGGCGACCTACAGCGAAGTGCTTGGGGCTCAGGGGCTCAACTTCCGCACGGTCTTCTACCAACGGGCCAAGGAAAACCGATTGCTTGCCAAGCTTGGTTTGCAGACCCCAGAACAGCAACAGCTAGCCATTTCAGCGGCGCAGACCCAAGGGGCGGCAGAAACACAACCAGCGACCGGCAGCGGCGAAATGATGGGGCTTTCAACGCTCCAATTCAACCGCAACCGCAAAGCCATTGCCAAGACCCTCGACGAGCTTTCCAGCGGGGCCATCAGCGAAGCGGCGGCTAGGGTGTTCCTATCATCGGTCGGCATGAGCGAATCGAGCGTACAGGCCTTGATCGACGACGCAAAAGACGGATCAGTGGACACGCTACCCGCTGAGGTGACGGCATGAACAAGCAAGACCGAGAGCGATTCAAGAAAAGAGGCCTTGAGGCAAGACGCAAGGAACTAGATGCAAGGCGACCCAAGCCTATCGAGGGCGGTTCGATCGTTCGGCAATTTGGGGCCGTGAAAGATGGCCGAGCGGTGATTGCGACAGAGACGCCGATTGACATCTACGATCAAGATCGCGGATGGATCAAGCAAGTCCTGTTGATGGATGGCGTCCGATTCCGCAACGACAAAAAGCAGTTGCCTATCGTCGATTCGCACAACGACAAGACGGTACGCAACGTCTTTGGCTCGATTCGAAATATCGTTATCGAAGGCGATGAGCTACTTGGCCTGCCTGACTTTGCAAGCGATGCGGACTCGCAGATTGTCGCGACAAGATACACCGAAGGCCACCTGAACGACTTCTCGATTGATGCCCAGATCCTAGAGCGTCAATTTGTGAGGGAAGGCCAAACGTACACCACCCGACAAGGCAAGGTGATTGAGGGTCCAGCGGAAATCGTACTCCAATGGGAGCCCCATAACGCTTCGATCTGCGCAACGGGCGCGGATCCGAATTCTACTGTTCGCAGGTCTTATGACCATGAAAGGGTTGAACGTATGGACGAGTCGCTTTTGGCAACTCTCAAGGGGCTCGGGTTGCCAGAAGGCATGACCGATCCTACTCAGATTATCGTTTTCCTCGCAGGAAAAGCAGCGGGGCAAGCCGGTTCTGACGCGGCTCCGATGGGCCAAGTCGAATCGATGGCAGGAGCGGACAAAGAGCCCGAAGAGGCGATGCGGGCCGAGCATGTCGAGCCAACCGAAGACACAGAGAAGAAAGTCGAAGCCGAAGTTGCAAGGCAACTCAAGGCCCACGACGACCGACGCAAAACTATCGTTGCCCACTGCACGCTTGCGAAGCTTGAGCGAAGCTTCGCAGACTCTTTGGTTGACGATCCATCCGTGACTGTTGAAATCGCTCAAGAAAGGATCATCCGAAAGATGGCCAGTCAACCACTAGGCGGGGCCGTCGAAGGCTCCAGTTTCAGCGTGACCGAGTCGGAGCATGATAAGTTCATGGCTCAAGCTTCGGCGGGTCTTGTGCAGCGATGCTTCCAAGGCCAGATCAAGCATCAAAAAGCCCCTGAGGTTCAGGGCGCGGAGCACTTCCGAAACCTTGGGCTCTATCGACTTGCCGAGGCTTGCGTCCGGCGAATGAACGTCAACCCAGAGCGACACAACAAAGGCGACGTTGTTCGCATCGCAATGGGCCAC